ATTTTTTCATATAAATAATATATGGTAGTTAATATATCCAAAAAAACTATATATTGTGTCGATAATTAAATAAAAATTGAAATAATGTATAAGTATATGTTGCAATTAGATCAGTCCAGACAGCTAAGTTTGAAGCGAATAAGAGATTATAACATGCAAAAAGTTACAGGAAGCGAAACCAAGAAAAGTGCTAGTGCTGTGTCCAGAGCCAGTACACATACAACAGGAGGAGGAAGTTGGAGAAGTACAAGTGCTGTGTCCAGAGCCAGTACACATACAACAGGAGGAGGAAGCAAGAAAGGTACTAGTGCTGTGTCCAGAGCCAGTACTAATACCAATTCTTCCCATTATAATGAGGAAATAATAAAATTGATTGAGGAGACAATAGATGATAATACTATAAATGTCAAATCTTTAACCGAATCTTTATTTGAACCTACTATTAGGTGTTCAAAATTAGCATACATATTGTTAGGGACTGAAATTAAAAAATATTATAAGATACCATTATACAATAAGTATTGCTCGGATCATACACCTATCTTAACAGTTAATTCTGAAACAGCAACTGTTTATGTGTCTTTCAATGTTGAACATAGTGGACATGTATTAGATAGGTTAGATGTTTTTATTAGACATATCGAAATTGTTTGTCAGAAAACGCTTGATTCTGTTAAGGTTGATAATTTCAAGTCAAAAATTATAAATATGAAAAACTCGCATATCTTGAACCTAATAAGAAGTATAATTGAAACACACAGTGACAAACGTATTATCTTCAATATACAAGAAGCCTCACCATCGTTGTATGTTGTATTATCGACTAATCTTCGATGCAGAATGACAAAATTACAGAATCAACATCTTATCGAGGTGTTCCAACGTTTTGATAATGATAAGATAGTCAAGTTAGGCCTAAGGAATTCGGAACATTCTGAACATTCTGAGCATTCGGAACTTTCTGAACGAACTGAAGAAAACATCATAGAAATCGAGGAGTACATTCGTGATATGACAACAAGAGTACCGAATACATATAATCAAATTGTACAAGGAGGTAGATTCACAGTAAACGGATCATTTATGTCATTTGTATTTGAACCTACCGTTCGATTAGAAGATAAGGACTTGCTTGATTTTGGATTAGATATTAGTGTTTTACCAATAAATGAAGAAGAATACTGTAGAATTGTACTAAGATCAAATAATTTGCCTGAAAACCAAGATAAGTTCTTAAGATCTAGGCCCATAATGATGCATACTCAAATATGCAACATTGGAAGTAGATTACTAAATAATGGTGTTATGTTAGGCTCATTTATTTTGATATGTCGAGGAATACATATTATTGACTATAATACTTTGAACTTTCATGGACATAAGAATAGTAAGTCGACTGAATTTCTACTCAATGGTATAAAACGAAGAGATCTGAAGAATATCTTTGACATTTTTGAACATAATTTCGAAGAAGTTAGAGAGGTAACTGTTACGGATAAGAGATTAACGATACAGGCTAGAATATTTGAACCATTACTAAGAAGTTTTATGGAACAGTATCGTAATATACCATGTCAGATAGATTGTTTAACAGGTGATTTAAACATGAAAAATGATGACTTTCGAAAATATGAATTAGCAAATAGTGGAACTGATCTTTCTGGTAATGTTTTTGATACTGGAATTGACAAGATTATTAGTTTCAATATAGAATGCATTGAATATAGTCCAACCATCCACTTTAAAATATTGGCTGAACAAGTTGAACAAATAACCCTAACAAAGTTAGGTGGTGGATCTAGTACAGATGATAATGCTGACGAAATGTAGATAGTTCAATAAATTCCTTAATGTCTCTCTGAAGGATTTGTCTTGGATTTGACTTTGATTTGATAAAAAAATTTATATGAGCATCTATAAATACTATTTAATTATAAATTATAAATTTATTTATTAATTTATAATTTAATAGTATTTATAGATGCTTTACATTTAATAATTTCATATTTAGTTATCTTATTTATTTGATAATCAATTCCATTCTTTTTAGTTATAGTTAAATCAAAAGAGATATCTGAATCATCATATATCTCAAATTCATATTTTAATTTTATTAATTTATCAACAAGATCTTTTTTTGCATCTTCGATGACATCATATACGCCTATTAAACTAGATTTTTTATAAATAGGTTCGCCATCGTAGTCATAATATTTATAAACAATAAACATAGTTAATAATATTTATATAAAATAAAACTAATATTTTTATATTGGTTTTATTATAGGTAGATAATTTTATCTATGATTAAATTATATAAATAAAATAGATGAAAATAGTTATAATTGGTGCCGGTCTAACTGGTCTATATTTAGCATCAATGTTAAAAAAAATTAATGTTGACTTTGAAATTTATGAAAAATCATCTAGACCCGGTGGTAGAATAAAATCAATTAATATATTCAATACCGATGTCGAATGTGGATCAAATATAATTCAACCACATCATTTTAATTTAATTAATTTAATAAAATCTCTAAAAATTAAATCTGAAATAATTAATGGTCGTAAATTATTATCATTGAATGATAATCTATCCGAAGAGAAATTTAATAAACTCCTAACAAAAATCCTCAATATATATAAACAATCAACACCTCCGCCATCTAATGTATCAGCATATATATATTTTCAAAGTCAACTAACTATTACAGAATTTAATTTTTTTAAATCACATATATTTGGTGAAGAACTTTTACAAACTGAAATATCTGATTATATGAAATATTTATTTTATGATCTTAAATTAACAAATCATTTTAAGTGTATTGGGAAGATTCCATCTAAATTTAATTGTACTGCAAATCAATATATTAAGATCCAACAAGGTACACAACTTATTACTGATAAATTAGCAGATTTTGTTCAAGAGAAATTAAATCTTAACCATATGGTGCAAGAAGTTACTTATATGCCCTTGACTAATTCATATCTACTCATGATAAATGATACTTATATTCATGCAGATAAAGTTATAATAGCAACTAATGCTTCAATCCAACATATTAGACTTAATCTACCAAAACCTATATTAAAATCGATTCTTAATACAAAATCTTTTGAATCTATGAAAATCTTTACATATCATGATAAATCAATTTATGAACATATTAAACCAAATGATCTTATACAAACACAATCTATTTTCTCTAATATTTGTCCAGTATCCGATAATGTATTATCAATTTCTTATATTTATGGATCAAAAGCTGAATTATTATATAATTTATTATCTGATTCAAATCAAACAACTAGAAATAAAAGTATTCAAATACTCAATAAATTATTAGCAAATATTTGTGGATTAAATTTACCACCAATTAGAGATTTTGCCTTTTGTCATTGGTCAAATGGTTATCATATAAATAATAAACCAATCAATACAAACTTTTGGTCAGATTATAATCTAATTTTAGCAGGAGAATGGATACATCCATATCATAATACATTAGAAGGATCCTGTCTATCTGCAATTGAAACCTTTAATATAATTTCCCAACCATTATTTATAGATAGACTAAGACATAAACCAGATAATATAAAATCAATAGAAGCAAATAGACACAAATAGACACAAATAAATTGAAAATAATTATAATTAATTATATTGGTTAAATTGATTAAATTAATCATATTATTAATTTAATCAATGTTTTATACATATCTTATTAATTGTTCAGAAAATGATCCTTCTAAACATAAAATATTAACATTTGAATCAAATACAGATTTAAATAAACTAATTTATGGATCATGTGATTTATTATTATTTGGATATTTTGATGGATTTCGACCAGATTTTAATAAATTAATTATATCAGAATACTGTTTTATAGATAGTCCATTATCAAAAGAAAAATTATTTGAAGTAGATTTTAATGATATTGATAAAGCCAAATACTATTATAATGAATTTAATTTTATTTAATTTTTTGAATTATCAAAAACAAAAGATGCATGATTATATAATTCATCTAATTCATGGGAAGTAAATCTATCATAATAGATATTACTATATGGGAATTTTTTATTTGTAAGGTAAGTGACTAGTTTTTGATGCATATAATTAGCATAATTACGAATATATTCAGAAATAAGATAACCACTATTAATTAATTTTTTTATTAGTTTAGGAATTAGCAATTTAAAATTAGAATCAGAAAGTAATTTATTATTTGAATTCTGAATATAAAATTCAACAAACCATAAACACCATGCTACACAAAAACCATTTATATCTCCTTTTCTTATATTCATTGATTCGGTTTCCTGAGATAAACTTTGAAGACCATTTATTGGTTCATAATCTGATGGTTTAAAATATTTATATGATTTAAAATAATTATCTTTAATAAATTCAGCAAATATTTTATCATCTAATAAATTCATATTATCTTTGTTAATACCGCCTTGTGGTTCAAATCTAATTATTCTGGAATTTTCAATATCAATTAATAAGACATTCGCATGTAAAATTTGTCCAATGATATTTATTCTAATTACTACATATTTTTTCCCAGATTCTATGGCGTTTTTCACTGAATTAACCATATTATATGGCATCATATAATTAGATGTATTTAACCAATATATATTAAATGGATATAGTGAAGAAAATTTTATTGTATTAGACACAAGAACTTGAAAATAATTTATATTATCAATATCTGATATATTTTTTGGATCCAATATTGATAATTTTGATGTTTCTTTCTCATTAAATACACAATTTAATGGAACTCCTAAACATTCATGTTTGTTTATCAAAATTATATAATAATAATAAATATCATAATCACGAGCATTAAATAAATTATAATGAGCGAAAAGATGATCTTCAAAAATAATATCTCTATAATTTTTAGATAATTTATCGATATTAGTTAATCCAGGTTTAGAAAGACTATTCATAGTACTTAACCAACAAGCAGTTTTCTTTTTATTAGGGTCATTAGAATTATAATGTTCACAATTAGTTTTAATTTCTATAGGTATATCAATTGATTCAGTATCAGACAAAGTATTAATATAATTATCAACAATTAATTCTTTAAATTTTTCAATTTCTTGTTTTATTTCAGTTTCAGTTTTTT